ATCTTGTATCGCTAAAGCTGGAGGACCACCACCACCTGACGAATCCAACGCCGCCGCTGGCACATTCATCGACTGATACACGCTGCGAAACACTGACTTTGATATCGACTTATAAACGCTCAATTTATTCTCCGTTATTGAATATTGCCGTCGATAGACACTGAGCCAATTCGCTGCTCTCGGAGTCGGTACGCATGGTCCGTCATGCCAGACCTACCGTATGCGCTGCCATCGAGCCCCAGTGATGTTGGAGAACTGCGGTTTTGGTCATCGCGGATCGCTAGTCCAATCAACTCCATGAATCGCTTTTCGTGGACATGCTCTCTTTCTTCGAAATTATGTTCCGCTGCCGCCAAACACGCTTCCAGCATAACTTGACTTAAGACCTCACCGCCAATTGCGTAGCGGTTCGTTGCATCAAGCAGCACTGGTCGAAGAATCATTGGCACCCTAAGCGTGTAGGTTTGGTCGGGTGTCGGGTACATCGCCAGCACTTTGCGACTACCAACTTCTGGGTCGAACTCTACTGTTCGAACTGAATAAAACGCAGGGCGGTCAAACTCTGGGTTGTTCCCTTCAAGTTGCCGAATGGTCGCGTCGTGTCTCCATTGCACCGGAGGATACCATGAATCTGCGCTTGGGTAGTATGTCAAGTCGCTATCATTCGCCACCGCATCAAAAGCCGCTTCCAGTGGTATCTCTGGTCTTCCTAGTTGGTAACTCTCTCCAGCAGCAACCGTTACTGATGTTGAATCGAGTGTAATTTGGGTGTCACTCTCTCGACTTGCGACGGAGTAATATCGATTATCAACCTTCAGTACGCCATCCGCAGACCATGATGGAAAGGTTCCACCAGTAAGCGTTACAACCCCTGACGCAACTGCTACCGTCCCCGTGGTATACGGCGCTGTAGTGCTCACGTCTGCCACTGGACGCAAGAATGACCACTCGTGTGCTGAGTAAACACGTCGCAAACCATCGTTCAGGCAATCCTGAATATCCAACTCTTGGTCTGCAGAAAAACCAGTGCGAATACCGAACAAGTAGTGTCCGACACGTCCTTGCAGTATTTCAAAGTCTACATTGGTACTGGTCACTGGGTCACCTCAATCCTGGAATCGATAAAAATCGGAATGGGCGAGCTGCTGCCCACCCATCCCTCTAATTAACAGGCTGTTACTCGTATTGAGCGCATGCCCACCAGTCGACACTGATGCTTAGTGCAGCATTACCAGCGATGTCCTTGATGCCGATGATTGGCGCGAGGAACACATCGTCAGGGAATGTTGCGGCGTCGATTTCCGTAGCTGTCAATCGAGCAGGAGTGATATTGCCACCAGGAACCGAACCGTTGACGTACCACTCAATGGACTTTGGGTGTGAGTGATAACGGAACCCGAGCTTGACGTAGGTGGTCGCAACTGCAGTATGCAGCGCGTTCAACTTCGTCTTGGTCGCACCATCTTGGTACGTCTGACCGTCTGCCTTGTAGGCACCGTCAATAGCAGCACCCTCGGCTTGCAAGTGATTGAACCCCAGGAAGTTCTTGTCTGCCAAGGCTCCTGTGGTATCCGCAAAAAGAGTGTCGGTAACAATCATGCTGGCTTCACCAAGACCAATTGCATACGACCATTTAGCAGCGGTAATGGCGCTGACCGCTAGTCGGCATTCAAAAGCCAAGTCATTATTCGCAAGGAAAAACGGCGCGCTCGCCAATCCTCCCCACTTAATAACGGCTTCGTCATTCGCTGCGTTGCCGTCCACAGCCAGTGCCAACACGCCCTTCTCGGTCGCCGTGTCAGCAGCCAAGGCAGCCGTACAACCAGCGGTGAGCAAGTTCATGTACGGACCAACTAGCGACGTTGAATTAAACGTCAGGAAGTCGTCGAAAAATCCAAAGGCGGAATTCCCGCTAGGAGATTGGTACGAACTGCCAGAAGGTGACAGGTTTTGCGGAGAACCGAACCCTCGCCATAGTTTTGGCGAAAAAAGTCTGGTCGAAATGTCCTCGAAATGTGTGTGCATTATGCACTCCTTAAGTAAAGCGGGAGGTTTACCCAGCTTAGGGTGGGTGTGTTCCCAGAATCAAAAAATGGCGGGTGGGGTTTATCGTCTCACCCGCCAAAGACGTTTGCTTGAAGTTCAGAATAGTCCACAATTGTGGACTAAACTTACGCTGTTTCAGTTACCGTGTTGGTGCAGTAACCACGGAAGTTTCCGCGACGGTTAAAGCAGACCATCTGCACCGCATCATCCATGGCGCGAACGCGAACGTTGCTCATTTCTGGGTGCTGGAATGCCTTACGCTTGCGCATCTGACGACCCGCAGCGTAGTAGCACTTGAATGTTGACCAGTTCACGCCCAGGACAATACCGTCCGTGCGAGCATTGACGCTGGCAGCATTGGTCCAGGCAGGAACCCAGTTCATCGGAGTGCCACGGACATAAACCGTGCCACTGTGCGCAGCCATATCGTCGCCAATGTTGTCGTTGCCCAATTGCAGCAAGCGACGGCATGCCGCCAAACGACTGTGCGTAGTCAACAATTCCCAGTCGTGACGCTTTTGGTCAACGATGTCGGGTCGCTTGACAGGTGGTGTGAACTGACACAAATCCATCGAGTTGATAATCTTCTCGACGAAATCATCTCGGTCTACGTTCGTGTACGGGAACGTTCTGTTCCGCCACTGATCGTAGGTGCTGCAGGAAATACCACCAACACCGTTCGAACCCCAGCCAACTGGCTCGTAACCGTCGAAGCCTTCTTCCGAGTTGTTCTCGGTCGTGCTATCGTCTGTCGCGGTGATCCACCACAACAGAGACACTGGAGGAAACGGAGTTTGTGTCGGGCTGGATGGTCCAGGTCCGAACATCAAGTCTTCCATGCCAGTGTAGAACGATGTCATCAAATCCCGCTCAAGAGATTCGAGGTAATCGTAAATCTGACGACCGCCAGTTTGGAAAATCTCCTCGTCGATGTCGTAGTGGTAGTTATTGGTCGTTAGACCCCACTTGAGCGAACCTTCACTTAGAACGTTCACACGACTTGAGGAATCTCGGTGGTACAAGCCGACAACCTGGAAGTTGTCATTCGTGTTTACCTTGACCTTCCACTTGCACTGCGACGTGCTCATGGTGTCCTTTTTAATGTTTCCACTAAAAAGACGTGAAGCGTACTTGTACTCCTGCAACGGCAGGGAAATATCCTGCGCCGCTAAGCTTTCCTCACCAGCAAATTTCTGGTGAATGCTGTTGACGAAATCATCAATCTGTTCAATGCCTAGTGCCATAATGCACTTTCCTTATTAGTTATGACTTCGAAAGTTCCCTGTAGAGCCTGTCAGCTTCATCACGAGGATTATCTGACGGCGGCAGAGGCTTTGTTGGGCTTCCGCCCTGTCTGCCATCGCTCTGTCTGGAAATCTTGCGAGTCTGTTGTTTGAGTAGTTTCTTACCGAGTTCTTCGCCGAACGCCATGTTGGCGACTCGAGCGATCAATTGCTGGGACATTTCTGCTGGCCGACCAAGTTTTTCGAGTCCGATTAACTGTGCCTTGACAGCTACATTGAGGTCTCTGCGTCGTTCCAATTCTTTCTCTGACTCTTTCCCGGTTGTTCCGAATAAATCGGTGTGACCAAGTGAATCAACGAAACTGTCGAAACGCTGTTCTTCCGCGCTGGCACTTGCTTCCGCAAAGTATGATTCCAGGGCTTCCAAACGAGACTCGTAGTGGTCGCGCATTCGCGTGAACTCACCGATAATCCCCTCGTCGTACTCGTCTTTGTCCAACGAAACCTGATACCGTCCGTCCTGCCGAGTTTCCTCTTTGGGTAGTGCGGCTTTCGGTTCTTCCTTTTTGACAAACTGACCCTTCTCGTTTCGAGTAGTGTCGCCTTCGCCTTCAGCCATAGCCTTGCGACCAGCTTCTAGCGCCGTCTTGTCAAATAGGCGTAATGCCCGATCCAACTCCTCGCGACTGGCGAAATCGAATAACTCCGATTCATCAATGCCATACGCGGCTGCCTCGGCTTTTGCGTCATCAGTCATCCACTCAGGACTTACTGCTACGTCGTCACCGGATTCCTCGCTCTCATCAGGAGCGGATTTACTGCTGGACTTTTTCTCAGCAGGTGTTTCTTTTGTTTTGGCGGATGGCTGTTGAGTACCAGCCTGTTCGCTTGTTATCTGCGCATCGGACTTTGGTTCAGGTTCACCCTTGCGTTCCTGTGCTATCTCTTGAATGACGGTCTCCGCGTATTGCTTGATGTCGTCCGAGCTAGTGTCTAACGTTGCGTCTGTTAATTCCGATAATGCCATTGTGTTGTTTCTCCGTGTGTTTACTCAGGGCTTGCGCCAAAACGGTCGTCAGGTGTGTAACTATCACTAAAACCTCCATCGAGGTTGACTTTATTGCCGCGATATCTCTGCCACCCACGAGCACCCTGCTCGCCATTGCAGGAATACTCAACGGCACCGTCATTGCGAATGCTGACTCCAGTGAGTAGCCCACGGTCCTTCAGCGCCTGCAACTTCAATCGCTCTTCTGCAACTTGGCTTGGCATGACACCCATTGACTCTGATACACGCGGCTTATTGGTGCGGCATGCAGTCCCAATCATCGGAGGACCAGACAGCCAGTCCTTCTTTGGCGGAAGCAGCTTGTCTAACTCTGCCTTGGTGACTACCTTGCCGTTGTACTTTTGGACTATCTTGTTCATGTCACCATTCCACCAGGAATAACACTTGCTTCGAGACATTTGGCTACATCAGGCATTCGTTCTGCAACAACTATTGCCTCTCGTAACGTAGGAGCTTCGACTTGTCTCCACTCGTATCGCCATTCACCGTTCAGATGATTGGTTTTCAATTGAACATTTACATGGCATGTCACGCTGGTGCCCTTTGAATCATTGCGGATTGTTGCCCGTTGGTACTTGATGCACCTGACATCAAGTCTCTTACGAGCGTATTGCTTCGCGCTTCAGCCGTTCCGCCGGTTCCGACATTTTTCCGGATGTTTTCTCGCACTGTATGAGACGGCGACCTGATAGTGTTCTGGTCTCCACCTAACATCTCGGCTGGCACTGCAAACGTAATTAACTGCTCTATCTCTGGTTTATTCATCAAACGTGCCAGCTCTTTTACCAAGACCTGAACATTGAGCGTCGCGCCGCTTGCCTGGAACATCGGCCACAAAGGAGCAATCTGCTGCATAACTTGGAAATATTCTTGAACATGCTGCTGGGGAGTCTTGAAGACCATCGAGTACGGCTCCACTCGGAAGTCGTAGTCCTCGAAGTTGCCCAATCGGTAGTCAGGAGTCCAATCAGAACTGACTTGAATCCCACTGTTACCAACTGGCATCGACGTGCGCAGCTCAAGTGTCTGGTCCTCCCACATTAACCTTCCGAGATCCAGAATGCAGTCAGAAGCAAAATTCACTACAGCCAATCGCATATCAGCTACGTTCTTGGACAACTGACCGTGAATCAATTCTTCTTGACCGAGCGTACTTGATTGCGAACCAAGACCACCCATCGCCTGAAGGTTACCTGCAAAGCGGTCGTATTCAGTTTGAATGAATGTAGCCATCGCCATGTCGCGCTGGTCAACGCCACCCATTTCGAACTGTTTTATTTGCTCCGGGCTGGTGCCTCGCTGCCAACTGTTCCGCTCAGCAGTTTGTAAACGTTTTGCATCGTCTGCCATGTTTGGTGGATAGACGTTCACTACTCGATGCGCGTCCGAATCGTCTTCCATCCTGCGATGCAATCTATTCTGCAGATCGTGCATCCCCTTTAGGTTGATTGCTGGAGATGTTGGGATGACGTTATCGGGAGTATCGCCCAGTGACAGGAATTTGTATGGTCCAGCCTGAGAGCCAGTCCATTCACGTTCAATCAGCGGTTCCAAGTCTCCCTGGTCGCAAGCCATCGTGACGATGGAATTGTTTTCGGCGACCCATACATCCATGAGCCAGACCATGTCTTTCAGGTCGTCGTCCTCAGCACTGCCCCAGTCGGAAGCAATATCCCGAGCAGCACCTGTTTGGTCATGGTGCTCACGACTTGTTGGTTTGAGCTTTTCCTTGACCTTCTTCGAATAGCCCGGTTCATCCATTACCTTTTCGTAGTCAGCGCGATAGCGATGACCACAATACCGCATCTTGGTCAACTCTTTGGCTGGCATATCCAGGATTAAGTCATCAAGCGAAACACGGTTAAACCAAGGTTCTCCTGGGTCAAGCCACACATCTTCCTCGGATTCAAGTATGCCGTGAAAACGCGTGTCAGTATCACGCATCATCACCACACCACATCCGATGCAAAAGAACGCATCAAGGACAATAGCCCTGAACGTCTGATCCAGCGCCATGTCGCTGATGAGCTTGTTTAAGTTGACTTCAAACCTGCGAGCAAACGAGATTGATTCCGATCGCGGCGTAGAAACCAAGACTTGCGGGTTGTTAGCTGCCAAGGAGATTGTGTAGATGCGGGCAGTCTGGTTGATCAAATTCACCAGAGTTTTGTTTTCCGCTCCCGATTCACTGTACCAACTTCCGCAATAATCCTTAATCAACTCTTTCCGAACTCTACGGAACGGTTCCATAGCGTTCCTGGAAGAACGTATAGCCTTCAGCAGTCGACTTCGCTTTTCTGGATTAGAAAGGTCAATCATAAGCAGCCTAAAAGAAAAAAGGGTCTAACGCCGTCACTCGGCGCAGACCCTCTAAGGCTGCGAATTGTTAGAGGCAATCTCGACGGTAGCTACTCCGTCTATGCCTTTGGATTGTCAGCGCCGATTAGGTAGCGCTAGACCCCTGTTTCTTTGTAGTTTTCAACTCCGTGGATAACGTGTTTCGTGCCCTCGCCAAATTGTCTACAGCTTGGGTAATCTTCAGTGCATCGTCTGCCGTATTGTTGGTACGAATCAGGTTTAGCACTACTTTAATCTTCTCTTCAATCAACTCGTCCACTTTGCTCTCCCTCCAGGTTTAACCTCTGGAAAAGAATTCAACTTAAAAATGGGGCTTGGACTTGGGACTTTTTCTGTAAATGAATTTTCGTACTTGCCATGCGCTTGCGTGAATGAGTGTCACAACACTCCAAGTGTGACTTTCCGATTCCCGTTCTCGTCCTAAGACCCCAGTGTACTAATAACCGATTATATCTCGAATTCCGTAGTGAGGACTACATGATTTCACCCCTCGGCGTTCTTGTTGCTCACGCCACAAAAAGCTTCCCACCTCTGGAGTTTGACCGTTTTCTTCGTCTGTGTCAATCTTAGTGACTAAAATATCAGTGTCAAACACCAGCCATGCACCAGCCGCCGATATGGCACGGTCGGCGTGATTCTTCTCGGTCGCACCCTTATTTTTGGATGGCGCGTGGACAATACTCGCACCTTCCCACTCATACTCCCCGCACTCGACAATCATCTCTTGCGACCTAGGAACGAACTTCCCCTGTTCCATCGCAAGTGCCATTTGCTCAAACATATCCGCCTTATCTGCATCGCGGCATGGCCAACCCGGCTTACGGCTTTTCTTCTGGGAGCCAAGCTGGGTGACGTTTCGGTAGAACACATTGCCATAGTACAAGACTTCCATGATTTCCTTGGCGAAACCACCGGAAACTCCAGAATCTTCCCAGCCCAGTAAGGCGTTTCTTAGCCACATACACAGCCCAACTACTCGCCTCGCAAACGGTCTAGGCTCGAGTCCCTTGATAGTGTATTCCAGCACCTGCTCACCTGTTCGGTCGTCTATTGCCGTCATTACCGAGTTCGACGAATAGGCTCCCACGCCACCCGACGATATGTCACAGCCAGCAGTGAACGGTCCTAAAGGTGGCGAGATGTCAATGCCAGGCTTAAACCATAGTTTTAACAATCCATCGTCTCTTGGAATCAAACCCGTTAGCTTGCATGTTTCCGAGTCAAACACTGGATTTCCTATCCAAACAGGATTCTTGCAGTGCTGGCGATTCATACGGTCTAGCAGGTCTGATGAAAAAACTTTCCCTACAGCTCCCCTCGGGTTTCTATCCAACTGCGAGGCGATGAGTCGCGGCGTACTTGTAGGTCGCAAGCATCGCATGTCGTACCACGGACTGCGAACAATCCCCTCAAATTTGAATCCCTTTCTTTCTAATCTGGCTCGCAGGTCTGGCATGCCTTTGTGGTACTTCGAGACTTCTGCCTGATCTTCTGGCTTCATGGCAACCGCAATACCCTCTCGGACAATGTAAGAGTGCTTGCTTTGCAATGGGTGATCCTTCCAGTCGAGGAAAAGGTGAACACCGTTCTTGGCAGAATCGGGATTTTCGCAAGCGTTATGAAATACGCCAGCGTCAACGTACCTTGCAGATACAAGTCTCACGCAGTTGGTCACGTCCTGGATAGACTCTTGCACTGCTTCGTCTTTGCCACCAGCAACAAAATCTCTTGCCCCAGCTTCATCCACAGTGAAGACAGTGCATCTACCACCGGCTGCAACGTCTTGACCAGCCGAGTAGCCTCGCAACAGCGCACCGTTTTCAGGATTGATAAACGTGTGCTGCCCCAAGTGCCTGTGCTTGGCTTGGTCATAACCTTCTGGTCGCATCCAGAACGGAAGTCGCTCAATCGCCCAAGCCACTTTCCACAGCACAGTAGACGAGTCGCTTTTGGAATCTATTAAATCTTCATTCCTTGTTACATATCCCGCTGAGAACATGGAGTCGCGCAGCCAGCGACGAAGGTCAACCCACAAATATCCAAACGTTCCACCTTGCGCCCTAGCTTTGTCGAGAATAACGTCAACCGAGCGTTCCTCTCGCTCTGCGGTGCTGATGGCTTCATCCATCGCCACAAACACAGATTGTTGATGTGGGTAGGGAATGAAGGGTACAACCTTAAAGCGGGCTCGTGGGTCGTAACCCCAACAAAAAGCCGCCATAAAAAAGCATAGATCGCTCATTGCGGCTTGCCACAAAGCGTCACGAAATCTTTTGTCAACCATTGCGCGTTCGCGGCATCTGATGCGCCAACGAAGATTTTCAACCTGGTCGCGAGGCACTAAATCGTAAAAAGGAGATTTGCTCATGGAAATATGCTACAATATAACCTTCGTAAAAACGAAGCCAGCCCGATCTAGTAAATCGGGACAGGCTTCTCAACACCACTCAGTTTGAAGGAACCGAGCATGTCTGACTCTAATTCTAGCCTACCAGAAGGATTCCGTGTAATACCTGGCTACCCGCGATACGCGCTTAACGAACACGGAACTATCTTGTCTGTTTGTCCTCGCAACGGAAGAGGGAAAGACAGACCTTGGACAAATGCTACTCACATGGCTTTTACGACAGATAAGGATGACTATCAACAAGTTCAACTTGCTCACAACGGACAACCAAAGAGCATGCGAGTGCACGCTTTGGTACTCATTACGTTTGTCGGTCCATGTCCCGATGGCATGCAATGTAGACATCTCGACGGAAATCCTACTAACAACCATGTATCAAATCTTGCTTGGGGAACTCCACTCGAAAACGCTCAAGACACGATTTTGCATGGCACAGTGGGTATTGGTGAGAAAAATGGACGTTCAATACTGAATGCTAATGATGTTCTGGAAATAAGATCACGCGCCGCAAATGGAGAATCACAGAGTGTTTTAGCCAAAAATTTTGGTGTAACCAAGTCTAACATCTCACTTATTGTTCGACGCAAGAAATGGACTCACATTTAACGCCATCTATTTCATCCCCGCTCATGTTCCAGTCACCTTCAATATCGCTGCACAGATTGCAACAGCGCGGTCCAAGTCTGGTCCTTCTTTTATCTCAATCACGTCTCAGTACCTCTCTGATGCTTTCCCTAGCGGAATAGACAGTTTGTGCTCCTTGCCGCACTTTACGCAGCGGTACAAATACAAGTCGTAACAGCAATCATCAGCATCGGTTGCGTGATACTGTGTCTCGTATCGGAATGAACCGCCGCAACTGCATGCTTTGGGTAATTGCGATTTTGCTGACTCCTGTGATGCCTTAGCTTGTGCCAATACTGCATTCCAGTCCACGTTAGAGTCAACCACGTTTCAGTGCCTCACCAATGTCCATCAATTTGAGCCTTGCTCTGAGCGTTGACTCATTTAGCCCATACATTTTAGCCCATTGACGGATCGACTTACGCTGCCCCTGGTACTTAATGCCGCACATTCCGCATGTTGTTGAATGTCCTGACGTTAAATGCCCAAGGCGGACGGTTGTCCTCTGTCCACATGAGCATTGGCAGAGGAAGTGTCGTTTGCTTTTTGACTCGACCTCTTTGATGACTTTAAGATCGCCGTACTCTGTGCCGGGGATTACTTCTAGTTTTTGCATTACGGTATCACTTCCTCAAAACTCTTGAACTCAAGATAATCACGAATCGCTCTCATTAGCGCCTCGGTATTGCAGTACGAACTTCCTTGTTCAGAAACTGGCATTCCACTAGGCAGTGGATCGTTGCCTTTGTAAACATCTTCTGGCGCAACCCATTTCTTAACCTGTGCTGTCGGTTCGCTTGATATCTGGACATCTCTCTTGTCTGCAACATAAAGCACGCGATTCAGCAAACATGCCAACTTACCTGCTTCGGTGTTAGCTGCTTTTTTTAAGGTCTGTGGACCAACTGGTAATTTCATTTTGCTTTGTTATCTTCCTGGATAAACTCGAAGCGGCTGATTCCTGTAAGGATTACCAGCACCGTAGGGGTTGCGAATGCTGTCCGTCGAATAAGGATTGCCGTACCTGCCATATCGGTTCGACGTTGAATCTGGCGCATAGCGATTCTTGCTCAACTCGCCATGATACGTCCCGTCCGCCGAGTAAATCTTCGGGGGACTCGTAGCGTAGGGGTTATTGGCAGACTGGTTGCTGTAAGGAGAACCGTAGCGTGAATAAGGGTTGTTTATCCCATCGGACTTGAATCGTGAACCAGAACCAAATGGATTCGACAGTGAGTTAGTGTCAAACCGATTCCCGTTCACGGTGCCAAGTGAGCGGCTTGGTTCTGACCACTTATCCAGAGGACTACGACCGTATTTGTCAAAGTCAAAGTCCTGCCCATAAGTCACTGAACACAACAGCACCAACAACATCAACAAACTTCTCATCGCTCTACTTCTTTCATGGTTAAAACCAACTTAAATGTCACACGCAGGACGCTGGTTGTATCCTTCGTATCGTTCTTCGTTAATCTCTGCATCACTTGCGATATCTACAAAGTGAACGGTCTTAACGCCACCTTTCGGGTAATTGGCTTCCGCATCGCAATTAGAACAATCTCTCTTAATGGTTGCTGGTGGTTCATGACCCATTGGCGGATTCCCTTCGTAGCGATTGGCGCGTGACCGAAAGCTGCAAGCAGTACATTGCAACCGGATATCCCACCCGCTTGTGCGTCCTTCGTGTGTCATTTCCGCTTTGCCTCGTTCCAAATCACATCCGGCAATTTTCGAGGCGACATCCACGTTCTGACATCCACAGCCGCTCGATACCGAGCATCCTCACGAGACAGTCCACCATCTAATTCATAGATGGCAGCTCGCTCGCCCCACAGTTCGTACAATTCAGATTCGGTGTATCCGTCGACGTTCATAATCTCACCTTGTCGATTAAATAGTCGATAATGCAGTACAGCAGCACAAATGGCGTCACGAGGATCATGACAACGATAAGCGAGAGTACGCAAAAAAATTCAAAAGGGTCAATGTCCTCAGCGTTCATGCTTGACCTCTACTGTTAAATTGAATGAACCGACTAGACTTAGCATCGGCAGCGTGTTACAGTAACACACTGCCAACAGGGGGAGATATATGAAAAGTAAAGTAAACGGGCAAGCCGCTGAGTTGCTTGTGATGACCGAGGCGTGTATTCGCGGATGCCGCGTGTGTATTCCGTTTTGCGGGAAGACACCATACGACTTCGTTCTTGACACTGGTACTGCGATTCACAGAATCCAGGTCAAAGAGATTTATTTTGGAAAAATAGCCAATGGTCGGAGATGGATGGTTGACTTCATGAAACCTAAAGGTGGACAGAGGCACTTGAAGTACGAAAAATACTCGAAGAACGACTGCGATTTTCTTGTGGCAGTATGTGTCAGTCATCGCCGGTTTTATGTTTTTCCTGTTGATCTCATTTCCACAAAACGCCAAGTCAGTTTCTACTTCGATTCCAATCCGTCTCCTCTTGCTCGAAACCATCAATGGGTGGATGAGTACGAAAATGCTTGGCCGTCTTCGTAACTACCGTCGGCTTGTTAAGTGAATAATAACCTTCTTGCTTTGCTGGGTCAATAGTGTTACCATAACTTAGATGGAGTAACGCAAAATGAACGTCGTGACTGCTGCCGGATTCGTAGTGCTCTACTTTCTACTGTGTGTGTGCGTCGGAACATTCTTGAATTGGAGTAATCCATGAAACATAAGCCACCACAATGTGCCGTCCACATCGACTGGATGGTTCGAAAAGACATGCCATTAGTATTGGCTATCGAACAAGCAAGCTTTGAGTTTCCGTGGAGCGAAGAAGATTTCATCCGTTGTTTGAGGCAGCGAACTTGCACTGGCATGGTCGCTAAATTAAATGATGAAGTGGTCGGTTTCATGATTTATGAACTGCACAAGAATCGACTGCATATTCTGAGTCTTGCTGTTGAAGAATCGCACCGTCGTACTGGCATCGGAAAAGCGATGGTAAACGAGTTGGTCGGTAGGTTATCACCAGATCGCCGCAATCGAATCCTGCTTGAAGTTCGTGAAACGAATACTGTTGCCCAGTTGTTTTTGCGCCACCTTGGCTTTCGGGCCATCTCGATGCTGCAAGATTTTTACAAAGACACCACCACCGAAGACGCATACCTATTTCAATACAGGTGTAGTAATGAAGATGATTGCTCTTCACGGTGATTTAGCAACGGCTGACATGCTGCGGCGCGATGTTGGTGACATGAGCCAGCACATCGACATCTTCTTTAATGCTCGCGGTTGGTTGCGATTTGACTATCAACTCAACAAGCTAATAGCCGCAATTCAAGAACTTGATTCACCACCACTCTTAATCGGCTACAGTCGCGGTGGCTCTGCTATCGCGGCTATCAGCGAGCGAGTAGAGCTTGCAGCCGCAATCGTCTACGAAGCTCCCGTACTCGATTCTGCAAGCACTGGAGGCACGTTTCCAGTCTTGCAAATCTGGAACGATGCTGGGGCAAAGTACGGCATGAATCAATGGCGACGTGCAAGGGCAATTGAAGCCGATGAAATCTGGCGTAAGAATCACGTAGTCACGGAGATGACCGGAACGGGCAAGCATATGCGACGAAACCCGCTAGGGCACGACTGGGATGTAACGCTGAATCCGTTAATCGTAGAGTGGATAGTCAGTACCAATCTAATTGGTGCTTGAGAATCATTGGGCGACCGTTTTCGAGCCTTTTGTTTTCCTCGTTGATTTCTCGAATGATTCTAGCCCGTCTAGCAATCTCATCTGGACATGGATCGGTAGCAACAGTGTGAAATTGAAAACCACCGTCTCTCAATCGCATTTCAAGCCTACAACTCCTAGAGCACGTCTTTCGCGGACGACTGCTAGTCACGTAAGTAAACTCTACTCTACAAATCTCGCATCGACACGTTGTCTCTTTTAGTTTCATTGGATACCTCGCTTCTCAACAATGTACTACAATAGACCCTGTTGAGCAATACGACAATTACAGCACAAGGAAATTTCAAATGTTGTTTAACTGCAAGGCGAAGACACTCTACGAAGCACTTAGTGTGTATGGTCACGATGAAGACTTTGAGCCACTGAATTTCTCATCGTCGCCAGAATACCACGGGACAAAGTATGGTCCTGGTTCTCTTGAGAAAATTGAAGTCATGCGCCGTAGGGTCGAAGTTGGTCTACCTCTTTGGCATCAGGACGACGCTAAAGTCTGCTCAAGAACTAGCTCAGATAAACCACAGAGAGAAAAGTCAGATTGCGGAATTACAAAGGTATTCCCAATGCACAAGAAGTCGATAGCAGAATAAGTCTGCTACCTATGGAAAATAAACTGCGCCGCGCAGGTTATGAAGTTGTTCGTCGTACCTAATCTCGTTCACTGTCTGGAATGCAACACAGCACACGATGATTTTGCGGCACCTCTGGAGGAACATCTGAAATGAACTCGCCAGCGTATAAGATGCCAAACTCTGTGACGTGTTTGGCGTTTAGTCTTTCCAAATGCACAAACAATTCATCAAACTTGACAACCTTCGACGCCTTTCGAAATTCGTAATCGTCCAGTTCTGCTTCTGCGAAAGTGAATCCGTATCCCAGTACGCACCAATCATCACCGATTTTTCGGTATAAAATGCAATCTTCTGCACTCACGTTTAACTCCAAGGACGACGAACAAAGTCATGCATCGAAGCCCCCGACGCACGTTGTTTGGTTTAGTCAATGTTCACCATCGGGGGCTCGATGATGACAGTCGTTCATCGGACCTAAAACGTCCACGCTGGTACGTCCAACTCGATATGAATCCAGCCGCTTGGCACGATGTGCTTTCGCCCATCTTTAGTTTCAATGCGATGCGTTCCGCTTTCGCTGACCGCAATCTTTGCCGCATTTTCAATGCGGACCTTTTCACCGCCGGGGAATGTGTACTCTCGCGAAACTTCCACCGGCTCCAAGTCAACAAACTTCGGCGTTGCCATCTGTGATCTCCCATTTGATCTTCATCTGCATCGGGTGCATGTCCACACGTGGCCGACTTGGCACGTTCCACGAACCTCCACCCGCTTCACCTAAACACGTCATCCCAGCGGCACGGCACGATGCCCCGCCTTCTTCTGGTAGCGTGTACGTCACCAACTTCCTGTATCCCATCGCCCGAGCTGCTCGCCATGCTGCCCGATACAACATCGAACACGCATTGCGTTGACCCAACGTACATAACCTTGTGACCTCAACCGTCCATCCATCGTCAACGTGTCGCGACACTGGGCGACCTACAATCGCTATGCCGCATGGTTCCTCTGCGTCTTGTTCTGCCACTGCCACCGCAAACAATCCGCCCTGTGGTGGCTTGTGGTGTCTGTGGTGAAGTCCGACGAATACTCTTGCTTCCTTCAATGTGACCGGCACGATGAACAATGGCATGAACCCGAGTTGCGGATCAGCCGTTTTTGATTGTGCCATGTCTTTCCTCCGCAACCGGGTTATGCCAAGCGTTCGTCGGACTACGGACGCCCAAAACGAACTCTTTCGCCGCGATGATAACCGCGCAGCCAGTTCGACCACGAAGCCTTGCACCAATTCTGCTTTCCGTCTGGCTGTACCCAAATGCAAAGTGGTAAGTTTTTGTAAATCCAATGGATCATGCTGAACCTCCTCGCCGGATAGCCGACGAACAAAAAATTGCACATGAGCCGCCGATCAGCCGTTTTGCCAGTGGACGACTCCACACCGGCGGCCATGTGAATTTAGTCGTTACTCTATTCCATTCAGCAATTGCTCGACGCACCACTCATTGATACTCAGTCCTTGCGCCTCAGCATGCCGGCAGACGCTTTCGTACTGCTCTCGACTCTTGAATCGGACAGTGAGCATCTTGGACTTCGCCTCACCGCTGTGCCTGCGCCCCTTTGGCTTGGGTTTTTTTTGGACGTGGTACTCTTCTCGCTCTTCGGAGCTGCTACCTTCACTCATCGTTCTTTCTCCTTACACTGTTCAATCATAGACCTGAATATCGCTTCCAAGTATTCTGATTTTTGCTGACCCCAATCATCCGCATCAAAGCAGAATCGTTCGAGTAAAATACCGAATCAACGAAACATCCAGCCACCATCACCCATGCCGGTTTCTATTGTCGGCTTCCATTGCCAGCGGATTCCTCGCCAGCAGACCGACCACGTTTCCGATGGGAAGTAAATAGATAAATACTTCCAAGTTATACGGATTCGTCTGCGCTTTTCTGCACTGCTCATGTTATCTCCCCATCGACTTCTGACCACGACACAGGGTGTACTGACCTTCCTTGCGCCATTGCACTCTTGGACTTGTACCAAGCGCCAACATAAAACGCTTTGGCTGACGGTACATCGCCTCCAAAGTACACTGTCACCATTCTCTCACGCTCTGGTGGATGGTGCGCACAACCAGCAATGTACCCTCGCTCGCTGTCCACCTGCACTCTGCCGCATATCTCGCAAGAATAATTACTCATCCTCGATATGCTTCCTTAATTCAGCGACAATCTGTTCAATCTGCCACTTAGTCGCCTGCAATTGCTCAAGCAACTTACTGGCACTCATTCGCCAATAACACACGTCGCATAACTCAGGATGCTTCCCTGGAGTCCTACCGTGCATGGTCATATTGATTGCGTGAGATCCGCATGGACACTGCTTCATGTTTGTTACTCGTTAAAAAAAGCCAGCCCTTAACGTATCTGGCATGAAGTGCGCCACGTAACTTCAGCACTCACGCTTGCCCTCAACATTTCACAACGGGGCAAAGTGTTGTAATCAAAAAAGCCACGCCGGAATTGAACCGGATGCTTTTGCACGCGACGGGATGTCGCACCCAGCCTCCCTTTCGGGTCGCCTATGGCTTCAAGAACAAGTATAACCACATTGACCCAGGAAAGCAACTGCTGGTGGCAGCCGCTGTAGGGATTACCGATTTAAGCTGCTCAGATTCAAATGGTCGATCGAGAAGCGTAGGGACTACTAGGAGTACTTGCAATTTGGATCCAAACGGTATCCCCTACGGTTGCGGTCGCTGTTTCGCTGTGTTTTTGCGACGCCAGCGAGCTTTCGCTGCCAACTTCTCGAGATGGAACTTGCATCGTGTACTTCCAAGAGCGGCAAGATTGCTGCATTCACGACACTGACCAAGTTCGGTCTTGCGCTGTCGATGCCTTTTCTGCTTTGTCATCCAGTGTGTCATGGTAATCCTGCGTCCTTCCGCATGTTGCGGCAATACTCTGATCCGACCTCAAACTCTCGGCAAACATCAGGACGATGCTCGTGATGCCTACACTGCCGCGTCTCCATGTCGAACCATCCGCAAGGCGTGTAATCGGTGCCGTGCGTCTGGTACTGCAATCGTCGCGTTTCTCGCACGGCATCAAGACTCTCTTTAACACGTGGCGGCAATCGCGACTCTTCGATAGGGAGAAATGGTGGCGATCCCATGTGCATACAGCACACTCCACACCCATCGCAATTGATTTGCGGAATAACAATCTCATGACTCATCGGTAACTCCTTGTTCACCTAAATCTTCGTCTCGACTCATGCCAATCGTCTTTGTCGTCTCGCTCGGGATCGTACGTCGTCGTCCTCTCCCGGTAGACTCTCGCCGTCACAATCAATCCATCCTTGCGTCTGACGCGCCAAACATCACCAACCCTCCTTGGCATCTCTCCCAGCCTTAGAGCGTCCACCATCCACCACGCATCTACATGATGACGCCTTACCTCGGGCTTCCAGTTCCACACTATCACCTGTGTGAAGCAGTGGCGACCGTCCACGCCCATCACATGATTGACTTCCAGAACGTCACAGCTCTGCTGCGCTGGAATCCTACTGGCATCCGACAAAATCATCATCAACAGTAGCGCCATGAGTACAACCTCCTGCCATCCAGTCTATCCGCACCGGTAGCCATGTTTTCCCCTAAGCCATCATAAGTTCAAGGGATAACGGCGACTACTCTAGGCATTACTTCCTGCTGCTCGATTCTCTGTGGATCAGTGTTGGCTGGCTTTTCGGTCGTGGAGCAGTTGGCTTACCGCTTATTCCACTCTCCCCTTCACTGCCCCTCGCAAGGTTCCGTCGGCCTTGTTGTTTCGGAGATCGATACGCTACAGGCTGGATACCAAAGTCTTATTCTTTCCGAAACATCCCTTAGCCTTTTGAGAGGAACATCAAACGTGGTTCCCAGGCATCTCAGTCTCTAGCTTTTTTAGCGTGCGGATGTCCTACTAGCGCTTTCGGTATTCTTTTCTCTGCTACCCCTCGTGACTGCCACGCCTAAAGGGGACACCAATAAAATAAGCCCTTCCATATGGAAATGGAAGGGCTTGGCAGAGAATTTTGTCCAGAAAGGACAAGATCGGCTTGGCAGCTTCAACCATCATAACTAATCAGCAGCCATTAGCAAGTAGCGGTATTCTTTCCCGACGACAAAATTATGTCGTCGAGTTTCCGTCCTTCACTCCTTGCGCCTTACGAACTATTCGTCTAGCCTCTTCAACCATCGCCATCCCGCTAACGTCCTGTGGCAAAGAAAGCCTAAGTAGTAACTTGCAAGCGTGTAGTAATTCGGGAGCAACTGCCATCAGTCTCGCATTTGCCGTCGCAACTGCGGGATCTTCTGTTGTGTCTAAACAGGCTAATGACATCCCATCTGGTCCGAACACCTGCGCAGTAAAACAACAGTCTGGTTCTCCAATCTGTTCGCTTGAACTCCACGGTCCAGGTGTGTTGTTCATTCCTTAGCTCCCAACTTCCGCAGTTCTTCCAGCGCATTTTCCATGCTCTCAACATCGATCTCCACCGTCTTCGCCCACTGCGGTACGTCCGTCTTAATCAGCGGCATGTAGCCCAGCGCCAGTTTGAGTGCCTGAATTGCAGCGTAAATCGAGTCTTTCGGAACCGACCACATTTCCTGCTCGTACACCACATTCTCAGGTGGCTCAATCTTACGCGCGTACGGCAAATATTCTTCTTCACTCCAGGGTTTTCCGACACTGTACGCATCCGGATGCAGGAATTCCCACTCCTTATCTTTCCACATATCGCTAGCTTGGATGACTTCGCCCTCCCTAAGCAACCGATGCCCCGAAGGCGGCTCACCACTATCTGGCGCAGGAACTTCCTCCTGCACTTCCACTGGACACTCATGATCCTCGCCACAATTCCCTCCACACTTACTGCAGTATTCGTTGTTCATTCTTTCTCTCCATCTAGCGCAGAAATTTCTGTCAACTTCGACACTTAGCTATCATATCACAACGGACCCAGGAAAGCAACTGATTCCACCTAGGCGCACCAGAAGAAGATTACAGGTCAAATAGAAAGTGGCACGAGACGGTTCAATTTCCGGCAAGCCGCTCACAGATCCAGCGCATCACAGGAACCGCCATGCTGTTTCCAATCGCTCGGTAACGTGGTCCGTCTGGATTCATCTTGTTCGATTTAATCTGCGATGTCGTTGCAAGTGCATATCGCAAAGGCCATGTCCTTTGTGCTTCCTCCCACAGTCCTGAACTGAACAAAAACGCTTCGGTCTGTGCTCTTTCGTATGACAACTTCGACACAAGTCCTTGAGATTCTCTTTCGAGTTGTTCAAAGGATTCTCGTCGATATGGTGACGGTCTATATTCCGAGTTGAACCGCAACGCTCGCAAGAAGTTTTCGGGCCAGACTGCCTCGCCCGATAGCGACCCTCGTGAGGAAGCACATCTTGCTGCCACATCCCACGATATCCATCCGCCATGCACGCCCGAGAGCAATACTTGCGGCGTGAGAAGTGAAGCAGCGACTCCAAGTCTCCATCCTTCTCTCGCAAACGAACTAGCTGACTTCCACAACTCATGCAGCACTTGTGCGGCGTGGGCTTTTGCTTCCGACCCATATTTCAACTCCAAATAATCGTCTGGGAATCCTTGTAATCTCGCACACTCAACGGGCGTAAGCCGGCGGACTTGCATTTGCGGCGTTAGCACTCGTTCGGGTTTCGTTGCGTCAACCGTTCCCGCAATGTCGCTAATATGTTCCGGACGTTCATATCCGCGACCATCATCACCTCGGGCCCTGCTTCCGATCGCGATTGCCTGCGTACACCCATCGGTATCAATTGGTCCAGTTCGTTCCTGCCATGAATCAGGATCTTGCCTGGCATTGAAAGCAATCACGTTCTCAGGATTTCCATTAACTGAGTGGTGGGCCCTCAAAGTCCAGCACGGAATTACTGGATGCATTCCGCTTGAAACTCCACCATCTGTTGCGGGAAGCGTGCAAGCAATGAACGTCTCGCAGCTTGGATCAAGCCTACCGCTACCACCTTTTGAAAGGCAGGCATGCGAAAGCATTGGAACAAATGGGACGCCTCCGGTTGTGCTTCCGTTTCCTCTTTTCAATGTCCCCATTTCTCCAACGCTTGTTCCGTGGCATTGATACGCTACGAAGTTATCGGAGTCCTCTCGATGACTGCTGTTAGAGCGGCCTCTAAGTGCTCTGGCAACTTCTTGTTTCTTGCCTGGGCCCTGCGAAGGATTCCCGCACACGCCTTCGCGCTCAAACAATACTTCTGCGGCACGTCGCCAGTCTCCAAGACATCCGACAACGAAGACTCTACGGCGCCGCTGTGGTACTCCGGCGAACTGAGCATCCAGGATTCTCCAAGAAAACCCATACCCGAGTTCAGCCACCGCCCCGAGGAAGGAACCAAAATCCCGTCCTCCACTTGAACTGAGCACGCCCGGGACATTTTCCCAGACGAACCACTGAGGCTTAAATCGCTCAAGTATTCCGCAATAGACGAGGGCGAGGTTGCCCCTTGGGTCGGACAAGCCTTTTCGTAAACCAGCAACGGAGAATGACTGACATGGGGTTCCTCCCACAAGAACATCAATTGCGCCAAGATCCCAACTCCTAAAGTTGTTCATATCGCCTAAATTTGGGACACCAGGAAAGCGAGCAGCTAGAACTGCAGACGGAAATGGTTCGATCTCGCTAAACGCCACTGGCTCCATCAGCCCATCCCACGCCACCGACGCCGCCTCAATTCCAGAGCAAACACTTAAATATCTCATAATGACTCCATCCAGAATATCATATCACAACGGACCCAGGAAAGCAACTGGTTTCCATCCCCAATTCCAACCACTTATTACGGGACTCAAGTTCAGAGGGTGCCACGATGCGGGTTATTTTCCGTCAGGCGTGAAGCCTCCAGATTTCTCCCTTCAAATACGCCGCCACATTGCATTTCTTGCCAGTGCGATGGTCAATAACCCTGTCGTTCTGCTCCTGGACTGTGCGAATCTTGTCACTGCGCTCTCCACTGCCAATCTGCAGCTTTCGCTTGCTGTTTAGCTCCCCGTGAGTCTTACTCCCAAGCTGCGATAGAACACGCTCGCGAATGGTATCGGTAGCCCTGCGGATATTGGCGCTCTGCGACCTCTCGCTCTGTATAAACGCTGTGATCCCAGTCGGTCTGTGAATCGCTCTTATCGCGCTAGATGTCTTGTTCCGATGCTGCCCGCCCGGACCATGACCTACCGTAGCCTCAAATTCAATCTCGCTCTCGTCAAACTCCTCTAGGCTACTTCCACTCTCATCGAACACTGCAACCGTAAACGTAGAACTGTGCCGCCTCCCATTCTGCTCAGTAGGTGGCACCCGCTGCCATCTGTGTCCACCCGCCTCTCCCTCAAACAACTCCCTCGCGCCCTCCCCTTCCACAGAAAGCACTACACACCCCTCAAAATCCGATACTATCTCGCAACTAAAGACACCTCCGCTTGCACGCCTTCGCGTAAATGCTAGCCATGTCACGTATCAGTAACTTCGAATCGTCCCCGCCCTCCGCTGACCTTATCTCTATGCGCATTACCATCCAATCACCCTCCCGTACATAGTTAAACACCAAAACAACAGCTAGTATATTCGCACGGACCCGGCACAGCAAGCAGAGACAGGTGCGGTTATGACCCTTTTCCAGTCCCCTGCGCCATTTCCACTTAATGACTACATAGATGCTTCGTCGGTACCCATACGACACGAAGATGATGCTGGTGGTTTTAACGGACCCGGTACAGCAATGGGTTTTGGGTGGGCGCCGAAATGGGACATACGTAGGGACGTTAGGACAGGGTGGCATGGTCTGGATTGAATCCCAGCCGTCTCGATGCCGACCTGGTCGCTGGCGATAGATGGCGATGCCAAGCACCACCATAAGACGTAAAACAGTCCACAATTGTGGACTTTCAACCATCAAGCATCTCAGCTAGTAGACCGCGGATCTCTTCGATGGCCAGCTTCTCACGTCGTACACCCTCGCGCTCATCCTCCTGACCTGCCGTTGCCTTCACTGAGATGTCAGCAAACTTGGAGGGGAATAGGATACTGGTCTCCAGCCATGACAGAGCGGAGTAGCTCGGAGCTGGTGACAGTGCTCGCGATAGGTCGACACCCGATCCACTCCTGACGCGCAACCGATTAGCAGATACCCAAGCAATCTCCACCTGCAACGAGGCATTGGCCGGCAGCGTTCCCCAGGATCCAGGGAGATCGCCCAGCCCAGAGACTTCCTCGGAGGGTTTTTCCACAATTGTGGACTCAGCGACCGGCTCGGGGGCTGGCGACTCGCTGACTTCCTCGACTGGTTCGGGCTCGGCTTCTGGCTCGGGGATCGGAGCAGGCGGAGGGAATAGGCGCTCCACTTCTCGGGTAGCCCAGTCGTAAGCCGTTCCAGGTCCTTGCCCGCGTGGCATCCCAGCCGATCTAGCTTCCTTGCGCAATCGCTCCCAGCAGACCGACCGGCTTTCCCCCTCGCGCGTGAGGCCGACGATTGTAGCGGGCTCGCCACTTCCCAGCAAATCAGCAGCAGCACCAGAGGAAGCGACGTCCCCCGGCAATTCTACATCTGAAGCTGGTTCTACCTGTGGGGTGCTTCGCTCCTGGCTGGCTCTGTCCTTCCCTTCCAGCTTCCAGGGTGTCTCAGTGTCGCTTGTGTCTGTTCCCTCCTTAGTAGGTGCGCAATAGACGTTTCTCGTGTCTCCGGTGGGTTCCTGGTCCAGTGGTATTGGTTGCCCTTTCCCAACGTAGCGTTTTTTCATGATTGGCTCCCCTCAAAATAAGCCCGGGCCGCAGCCCTCGCGTGGTCTGCCAATCGTTGCAGCGTAATCGGGCTAGGATCTCCAATTAGATTTAGGCTCAAATGTTGGACCGCTAGCCGCGCGTAGATCTCTTGGGCGAGGTCATCAGCCGGATCGTCAATCGCGGTCGGCAGAAATTGCTGCTGCGGATTGCCCAGCGGCGAGGGAATCGGAACGGATGTCTTCCTTGAAAATCCCTGATTTAGATTGGCAATTCCCGGAACTGGTCTGTTATTTTGCACCTGATTTTACCCCTCAAAAACAGCAATACTAAGTGTCCAACATGGACCCGAAATAATTATTTGCGGTGGATTATACAGGATTTCATCAGCTTTGGAAAATTTCCCAAAATGCATAGAATTGGACTAGATACGGTGGACCCCGAGTCGTACAATGACGATAAGCCAACAGGCTATTCGCTCGGTGAGACGAGCACCACTTAGCGCGAATCTTGCGGTCTGGTGATTACGGGATCACTGTTTTTGACGATGACTATTTTCGATTGACGCACAACGGCGCATATATCACTACGCACCTGTGGTTTGACTACGAGAAAAAAACCGCTCCAAAAAAAGGCTCGGACAATTGGCCACCAATGCACTATTTGAACAAATGGTGAATAAAGCCTACGTTCTAGGGCGAGGGCTCCTACGGGAGCCTGAGCCCCTGCAACGTTGCAGGGCAGACTAAAAACTGTGGTGAGACACAGTGAACAAACCGGAGAAAAGATCGTGAAATCAGTATTCGAAACACGTTTTGCCCGAATAGGCGAAACAGGCGAGCATTACCAAGCCGTAAAAATCAACAGCACCGCAGCCGCTTGCCAGTGGGCGAAAGACTCGCTAGGCAGCTATTTTGACGAACGGCTGGATTGTGAGGAATTCCTAATCGCGATACTCAACACAAAATTGTGTGTGCAGCGCGTCGTACGAATCACCAGAGGCACCCTAGACGCTTCGCTAGTTCACCCCCGCGAAGTATTCAGACCAGCCATCGCAGACGCCGCAGCGGCTATTCTGCTCATCCATAATCACCCATCAGGTGACCCCACCCCTTCTCCACAAGATCGTGAGATTACCGATAGGCTGAAAAAGTGTGGCGAGATGCTTGGAATCAATGTCATCGACCACATCATTGTCGGTCAAAACTGCGCTGTTTCATTGGCGGAGTGTTAAACTATGCTCTCCGTTACACCAGCAGGCGACAATGCAAAACTAGGCGCAGGTGTCGCAACTACCTACCGACCCGTAGGCTTGACCTGCCCAAAAGATTGCCCACTACTTGGCGCTGGATGCTATGCCCAGCGCGGTCATGTGGCTATCCATGCGCCCAGGTCGAAGAATCGCAACGACAGTCTGCTACCACTCGCAGGCAATACGCTAGTCCGCCACCTCGTTTCGGGTGACTGGCTAAAGCCAACAGCCGACGATAGGAGAATCGTAGACCGTGAGCTATTGCGGTCTGTGATCGAACTACACGAGAAAGCGCCCTGGCTAACAGGCTGGGGCTACTCCCATGCAGCCGAGAAACTAGACGCCGCTGGTTTTGGACCTGATGCCATGCCTAGCAATTTGCGAATTTTGGCATCCTGCGACAGCGCCGAAGAGAAGGCAGAGCACAACGCCCGAGGCTGGGCTACTGCCCGAGTAATCGAAGTAATAGCCGAGAGGCTACCCGACGAGTTTGTTTGCCCTGTGGATGCTCAGAAACGCGCAGGGATACCAGCAGAGAAACGGACGAATTGCGCGCGCTGCCGAAAGTGTTTCGACGGCGAGCCAGTCAACATAGCTTTTTTGAAGTTCTAACCAAAGGAAAATCCGATGAAAACCACTCGCGATTATTTAGACACCCTGACATTTTTTATGATGCCCGTCGATGGTGGGCAAATCGTCGAGGTTACCTACGCTTGCGATGCAGATGGCGTATGGTGCAGGACCTTCGACCGTAGCGACCGCTCAGAATCGTATGGATTCGCAAAATACAACGCTCGCGCAACAGAGGCACAATTGGCATTTGAGCCACAAAATGGCAAATTGCCGAAGCACAACTCTTGGAAAAAAGTATCGGTATTCTAGCCCCGTTCTCCCCTTAGTCTCCCAGGCACTAGGGTAAAGTCTCACAAGCCTGGGCGCGGTGCGGCAGCGCGTAATCTGCCGCATTTTTCAAACACTAGCACAGAGAGAAATAATTATGTTGGTAAAGCAATACGGAAATGGAAAAGGAAAAAGGATTCTTGTCTCCGAAAGTCAGGACAAGATCATCTACCAATCTGAAATTGGCCTAATCGACGAGAGGGGAGACTCGATAAACCCCAACGGCGGCTGTGGCTGGTTTGCTGGGACGCCGACGCTGAGCGACGATGAGGTAGATCTGGTAGTTGCGGGTGCAGCGGTAGTAGCATTGACTTCGCCGATGTCTGGCGCGCGAATCCTTATGACTGGAGAAATCAAAGCAGGCTCAGTGGGATTAGGCTGAGTGCATCCGCTGGAGAAATCCAGCGGGGTTCCCAACAACTTCTGCCGGAGAAAAATCGAATGAACAAAGCAACAACCAACAAACGCGCCCCAACGATGTCGCCTTGGGGGCTAGTGCAAGATTCCCAGCGCCTAGCCGATGGGATCTACTTCTGCTCCTCTAGCAGTCATGGTGGCATCTGGCTGTCTAATGAGCGCGTAGCCGAACTGCACGAACTCATGGGCTACAACTACCCAACCTTCTCCCGCGATTACCATTGGTACGAGGAAGATTG